TGAAATATTTTTGTATTAGGTAAAGCACATACATCTTTCATATATTTTAAAACTTGAACTGGAATCATGTTACCACCACCTAAATGTTTAAATGGATAATAACCTTGCCAACCATCTACTGCGACTGCAAAACCAATCACATAGCCATTATTCGTTGCCCAACCTGCACCTAAACCTTGGGTGATACCATCATCTCTCGTTTCTACGTCAATTGCAACTTCAGGATAGACCGACAAATCTTTATATTCATTTGGACAAGACCAAATATGTTTTTTAAAATTCATTGATAATTGTAAACTAGTCATTGTAATCTCTTTCTATTATCATTTCTAAATAATGGATTGCTTTTAAAAGATCTTCTTTTTTACCTTTTAATCTATGACGACAAATATATTTAATTGCATTACCTTCAGCAAAAGGTAAATTATTTTCATTTATAAATACAGAGGGCTGAATTTTCATCAGCTTGTAATGTTTTCCACCTACCTGTTTAAAAAATGTTTTATTGCTCATTTTCCTTTAAATAAACTAAATAATCTTTTCCAATCGGATAATTATACTTAAAGTCAGTACTTAGCAAGTGAATAGTATCTTTAGCTCTTGTTACACCAGTATAATAAACTCTGTGTTCATCCGACTTTTCAAGTTTATTTTTATTGTTAAAATCAGATAGCCAATTAGCTTTAGAATAGATTAAGACATTATTGGCTTCCCCACCCTTTACAGAATGAATAGTATCTATTAATATATTAGGTTCATTATTTAAAGCATCCTGACCATATCTTTTAAGCAATCTTATAAAATATATTGTTTGTCTTGGACTAAAATTACGTTTTAATACCCACCACCAAGCCTTTTCTTTAAAATCATCTGTCATATCCAAACCAGCCCATTCTCTAAGATCATTAAAGTCAAATTCTTGGTATTCTGGTATGTTTAACCAAAATTTTTGTGTCCTATAGTCTGGATCTTTCAATTCTCTTATGTATTTATATATGTTTTCTGCAGCTTTTTTGCTAATTTTTCTGTTATTATTGATAGCAGTCCATGCTTTTATGGCTTCCCATTGTTTTTCATCAAATGATTTGTTACCTTTATTATCCTTATAATATAGCCCAGCATCCTTCGCAGAAGCTCTTAATTCGTTCACAGTTGAGTATATACGACCCAGGACATACCAAGTACCGCTAAGCTCGTTAAAAGGCACTTCTCGGAAGCTTAAATAGCGTTTTACAGAACTATTTTTATTGTTATGGGTATAAACCTTATCTTCGCTATCAACTATACCCCTTCTAATGATTTGAGCAAAATTATATACAGCTTCTCCAAATCTTTGGGTTTTCCTTAAAACAACTTTCCTGCCTGGAAAATATGTAGTAAAATACTTTGGATCGGCCCCATTCCATCTATAAATAGCTTGGTCATCATCTCCTGCTAAATATATCCTTTTTACATTATCACACATCTTATAAATAACTGACCATTGTAATGGAGTAAAATCCTGTGCTTCATCTAAAATTAATATATCTAATGGTGGAAACTCTATTTCATCTATGGCTCTACCAATCATATCAGTAAAATCTATAAATGAATTTTCTCCGCCAGATCTTTTGTAATGTTCGTAAGTATCAATCTTTCTTAAATAAATATTTAAGGGTTCTTTTTTATATGTTTCTTTTTTATAAACTTTAACAGGATCTTCCATCATGTTTCGTGCTTTATCATAAATAGCTAATGACCAATCTTTATAATTAAAATTGTCATCATCAACCCTGCTGTCACTTGTTCTAATAATTTTATTTTGAATTGCAAAATCAAGCATACAATCTTTAGTGTCAAATATTTCTTCTTGAAAATACCTTCTGCAATAAGAATGTAATGTTTTAAATCTATTAAAGTCTTTTATGGTATATTGAGGAAAGGCAGCTAATGCTCTATCTCTTGCTGTATTAACAGCTTTATTTGTAAAAGAAATAAATGCTATATTATTAGGATTAATATTTCTTCTTAAAGCTCCTTTTAAAACTCTTTCAATTAAATTATGTGTCTTACCTGTTCCAGGTGGTCCAAATATTTTAATTGTCTTTTTGTATAGACCCCTCTGTTTTAGGAGCTCTGAACTTGTTGTGGTACTCATCATCCATCTCGCTTATTGTTTTCTTTGTTGAACCATTTGTTTTCTTATCATCTTTTTCAAAGTCTGGCATATCTACATACCAAACATTTTTTTCACCCATAAAATAATCGTGTCGCTTACAACCTAAAAAGTTTAATGCTTCTATAGTTGAACTAAACAAATGAGATGCATTTCTTTTAATCCAACTATCTAATGTTGATCTTTTAAAATAAACCAAACTAGAATTCTTTTCACGAACAGTATAACCACTTGAAAGTTTAGTGAAGTCATCTTGTTCCCAAGTCTTTTCAAAAAAATCTTTTAATGCAATAAATCTTATTTCCTCTTGTGTATCTTTAGTATTAAGATCTTTACTCTCTTCTGCTTTGTTAACTAAAGCTTCCATTAATAATTCAAATAATGGTGGTCCTTTTTTAGTCTTTGGTAATGTTCTCCAAAATATTTTATATTTGAGTAATTTAGTTCTCCAAGTCTTTTCATCTTTCATATCTTCAGGAAGAACAATAATTTTTACTCCTTTAAATGTAAATTCATAGTAAGTTGTTTTAGTATCTTGAGAGTAACTAACGTTTTCAAACTCACTAAAGATATCTGGAGTTTGAGTCATAATACCAAGTCTTCTAGTTTTACATAATTCTTTATTACAAATGCTTTCTATGAATCCATACTTAGGTGGACACATATATTCATATCCTTTTTTAAATACTGATTCTGCTGTGCCGTCACTTTCGTTTCTTAGAAGTGGACCATCTTTAAGTTTAGAAAATGCTATAACTTGTCTTTCCCAAGCAACATCTTTTAATTGTTTTAATGTAAGAGCACCTTCAGATCTTTTCATTTCAAGAACACAAATATTAAACAACATATTGTTTCTATCTCCTGTCCAACCATCGTGTAATACTTTTTGCATACATGGTGGATATTCTCTATAAAAAGGTTCTGGTTCATATTCTGTAACCTTAAACGCAAAAAAATCTTTTGGAGATATCATCTTTGCTTCCGCTATTTCTAAAAATCTTCCTAAAATAACTGCATTGTTATCATCATCATATGCATATTCTACTGCTGCTTCCCATTTATGATAAGGCATACCTACTGCTTTATTACATGGAAATATTTCTTTAGATAAAAAATATTCTTTATTAATTTCTCTAAGTTTTTCTACTACCTGTTCTTTGTCCGCCCAATCTTTTAAAAATAAAAATAAATGTAATCCGCCAGATTTAGATTTAACTGGCACTAATGGTAATTTATGATTTCTAATAATTTCTACGTATTTCTTTTCTGAATAATCTCTATAATCTGCAGGATCAATATCAATACAACCCCACTTACACTTGTTATCAAATTCTGGTCTTATACCTATAATCTGTTTTCCATCAAGATGACTTTGCCATAGGTCCGTGGTCACTGGCTCGTCAATCGTGACATACTTAGCTGACTTTTTACTACGTTCATTAAGGTCACCCAAAAGAGTGACCTTAATGTATTTCGTTAAGTCACCAGCAAATAGATCTAGTAACTTTTTTGCATTCATAATTAGAATGGTACTGATTCGCTAGTTGATGAAGTTGCTTCAACAGTTTCATCTTTGCCAAAGTCTACTTTACCAAAAATATCTGATTTCTTAGCACCTTCATAAAATCCTCTTGCAGCATCTAATGCAGCAGCATATTTAGGATCATTTAAGTATTGGTCAAATTCTACAATCCAACCATACCAAGAATTATTATTATTAGATTCTTTAGTTGTAGTTAACTTATATGTTGTAGCCCAAGATGGTGGCATGTAGTAGCCTTTCTTACCTTGAAGTCTTCTACTTTGCATCATAGAATTCCATGTTTTGGATTTCTTCTTTTGCGTTGACTTCATAGCAATTAAAGCTGTTTCCTTTGGATTATAATCTT